GTGGATGGCCTCAAAACGGGGTTCGATCGGGGTCTAGGCGGGCAAAGGGGGAGGGGGTAGCCATCAGCGGACCCAGAACCGGCCAGCGCCCGCCGGAAGGGCAAGGCGCGGCCATTTCCCATAATGCGGCTACAGCGGCCCCAAATCGCCTTCCTCGTCCGAGACCACGATGACCCACCCGCGCGCGACAAGCTCGACGCGGTAGCGGAACGGGGCGTCGTCGTCATCGGCCGCAATCTTGTCGCGGATGGCCTCTGCCTTGGCCTTGGTCGGGTAAAACGTGATGAAATCTGTCATCTTACATCCCCAATTCGCGCTTGGCCGCGGCCTGATAACGCAGTTTCTCGGCGAGCGTCTGATTGTCCCATTTCGCGCGCAGGTGCGGCGGAAACCGCTGCTGGTCGAATTTGAACATTTGGCGCGCGAGTGCCTGGAAATTCTTGGGCTCGCCCATGTCACGCCCCTGCGCATGGCTTGTCAGCACGCAGGACCGGCGCCATCGAGTACCGGCCGAGCGGTAATATCTGTTCGGCGCCGTCTACAATGCGGATGCCGCGCGATTTGACGCCGAAATTGCTGCGGATTTTGACGGTTTGAGCCGTCCTGCCGATGACCTCGAACCTGAAAATGCAATCATAATCGCAGACCGATCTGACCGAATATGTTTTGCCAATTTCGAATGTCGCTGTCATGTCCGTCACTCCCTGTTTGCAAGCGGATACTCGCACGGCGCGTGAGGGGCGTCAACGGAATAAACGCGCGCGGCGTGAAATAGCAATAATATTGCGCGGGAAATCAACCCCGACCAAATGTCCGCCACGGTAATAAAATTACTCTTTGTGCGGACGACCGGCAAAAAAGCGCAACAAAACCAACAGCTTAAAACAGGGCTTGACAGCGACAAAAATGCATCGCCACCCTCGCGCGCGGCACCCTGAAAAAGAGCCCGATGAAATCCACCGACATCGACGGCCCGGCGAAAATCCTGCCCACCCATATCCGCGACCGCAACACAAGCCGCACCGCAGGCGCCGGGAAAGCCTGGCGAAACGTGGACTGGCCGATCCAGGCCGCATTCGAGGCCGGGCGACTGACCGGCCAAGACCGCCTCGACGCCATCGTCACCTTCGCCGGGCTCGCCGCAACCGCGGAAATCCGCTCGACCCGCGACAGTACCCAGCTCGACATCGTCCGCGGCGGCAACGGCGACCCCATCAGCGAGCATCGCGCCGACGCAATCAAAAAGCACGTGTCAATACAAAGCCTTATGCCGCCAAAAGACCGCAAAATCTGCAACATGCTCGCAGACGGCCACAAGCTCCACCATGCCATCGAGACAGCCTGCGGCCCTGACTACGGCCGATCGATCGCAGCACGGGTAACCGATGCCCTCGACGCTCTCCTCCACGCGATGCGGGTCGCGAAACACACCGGATACCGTGTGGATTTAACCCCGCTTGCAGCGATTGCCAAAAAAGCGTAGCATCTCCGGCACGGTCTATGATTGTGCCACCAGCGCTCTGGACCAGCCGGGCCGGTGATGCCCTCCCCACCGGCCCGGCACCACACTCACAGCACGAGACGCCGATGCCAGTTGAGATTTACGCGCTCTCTGATCCGCGTGACGGCCAGACGCGATACATCGGCAAGGCCAACAACGCGAAGGCAAGGCTCAAGAGCCACTTCCGAGACTGCAAGCGCCGGAATACCCCGGTTTACGCATGGATCGGCGGACTGCTTGCGGAAGGTTTAAGACCCTCAATGACAGTTATCGCGGCCTGCACTTCAACAGATTGGGAAGAAACTGAAATTCGCTTAATCGCAGAGGCGAAAGCAATCGGGATAACGCTCTTGAATGTTGCGCGCGGCGGCAATGAGCCGTTCTGCTCCAAAGCGACGAGAGCGGCAAACGGTAAGCGCAATGCCATCGCAAGAACGGAAGATCCAAGGATGGCAGAAATTTACAGGATCAAGCAGAAGCTAGGGGTTGCCCTCAAGAGAGGTTATGTGCGCGAAGACACGAAGGCAAAACTCCGCGCCGCTGCAATTGAGTGTCCTGAATTATTCTCGTGTTGGGCAAATGTCTGACGACAAAGCGCCGGTTGACAGAATTATCGCGCCCGCGTGGCGGGTTGCTTATGTCTGGGATGCGGCCAAGCTGGAGGAATTTCTGTCCGACATAGCCAGCGGCTCGGCGATATGCGCAATCGCTGGCACGAACGGTTATCCGTCGGAGAAAACCATCTATCGCATGATGTCGTCTGACAAAGAGTTTCGCGAGAAAATACAAGCGGCTCGCGTCGATCAGCAAGAATACGAGATGGAAAACATCGTCGCCATGGCTGATAAGGCCACGCCGGAAGATTGGCAGGTGGTGAAGTTGCAGATATGGGCGCGGCAGTGGCGGGCATCGAAGCTCGCACCAAAGAAGTACGGCGACAAGATCGACCACGCGCATTCCGGCGCGGTCACGATGCAGCTCGGCAAGGATGAATCCAACCTGTGACATTCGCGCTTACGGCCAAACAGATCGAGGCGCAATCGCTCCTCGCATCTGGCGCCCGTCATATCATGCTCTACGGCGGCTCGCGCAGCGGTAAGACATTCCTCCTGGTACGGAGCGTTGTTCTTCGCGCGCTCAAGGCGCCTAAGTCGCGGCACGCGATATTCCGCTATAGGTTTACGAGCGTCAAAGCCACGATTGTGCTCGACACGTTTCCCAAGGTTATGGACCTGTGTTTCCCTGGCGTGCAGTGGAACATGAACAAGACGGACTTTTACGCGACGGTCGGCGATGGCGCGGAGATATGGTTTGCCGGCCTTGACGACAAAGAGCGCGCTGAAAAGATTTTGGGCGCGGAGTTCGTGACGCTGTATTTCAACGAGTGTTCGCAGATCCCGTATGCGTCGGTCGGCATGGCGCTCACACGCCTTGCGCAGCTGGTCAACCAGCGCGTCGAGGGAAAGGCCGCATCGCCGCTGCCGCTCCGCGCCTACTACGACGAAAACCCGCCGAGCAAGGCGCATTGGACCTATCAGCAATTCGAGCTTAAGCGCGACCCGGAGACAAAGGCGCCGCTGCTGAACCCGTCGCAATACGTCAGCTTGCAGATCAATCCAGACAGCAACATCCAGAACATTTCGTCGGACTATCTCGAAACGCTCGGTGCCATGTCGGCACGACAGCGCTTGCGGTTTCTCAAGGGCCAGTTCGGCGACGCTACGCCGGGGCAGTTGATCTCGGAAGAGAGCATCGAGAAGTGGCGCATGATCGACGGTGGCTCGTTGCCGCAATTGGTCCGCGTCGTGGTCGCGGTCGATCCGAGCGGGTCTGGGGACACTGACAATGCGGATAACGACGCCATCGGCATCGTTGTGGTTGGGCTTGGGACTGATGGCCGCGCTTATCTGCTGGAGGATTGCACGGTCAAGGCTGGGCCTGCGACATGGGCCAAGGTGGCGACGGATGCATATGATCGACACAGCGCCGATGTCATCGTGGCGGAAATGAATTACGGCGGGGCGATGGTGCAGCAGACGATACTGACGGCACGGCCTCGCACGCCATTCAAAAAGGTGACGGCGACGCGCGGGAAGCACGTTCGCGCTGAGCCGTTCGCGGCGCTTTATGAGCAAGGCAAGATCAGACACGTCGGGATATTCCCCGATCTTGAGGACGAGCTGTGCGCGTTTTCGATCAACGGCTATCTCGGCCCGAATTCGCCGAACCGCGCGGACGCGATGATCTGGGCGCTCGCGGAATTGTTCCCGGCTCTGGTCGCCGGCAAGAGAGACATCGTGCGCAAGCCGCGCGAGTACGCCATGGGCTCGTGGGCGTCGTGACGCTCGGTCCGCGTTCCAACGGTTATGCGAGCCTGATGCTCTGCACGCCGACCGGCCTGCCGCCGCACATGCGCCGCGATATCGTCGAGGTTTGCGGGCTGCGGACGGATGAAAGCGCGCAAGGCTGCGGGCACGCATCGTCGCTGATGGCGAGCGTCTGCGATGAGATGGACAAGGCCGGCAAGCATTTGTTCCTGCACGTTGACCCGCCCGAAGGGACTGACATTGTGAGATTGACGCATTTCTACCGGCGATTTGGCTTCGGCGCGATCCAGGTTGCGCCGCTTCTGATGTCGCGCTCGCCAAAGTTCTGGAAACGCGCGAATGGCTGAGCCCGTCGTCAAGCGCCTTGGTGCATCGAGCAAGGACAGCGATATTGTCTCCGATGCGAAAGAGCATCTGCAGCTCTGCATCGACGCTGACGGCGTTGAGCGCGCGAAGGCCGAAGAGGAGTTGGACTTTCTCAACGGCAATCAGTGGACGACGCAAGAGCAAGCGGCGCGCGCTGAACCTCCCGCGCGGCCATGCCTGACGACGAACACTCTCCCGGCAATTCTGCATCAAGTCACGAACGACAATCGGCAAAACAGGCAATCGCTGCACGTGCATCCGGCCGGCATGGGCGCCGACGACGACACGGCGGAGGTGCTGGAGGGATTGCTGCGGCACATCGAGTACGACAGCAATGCGGACACGGCCTACGACACGGCTGTCTCGAGCGCCGCGGCCATCGGATTCGGCTTTTTCCGGCTCGTGAGCGAGTTCGAATACGGCACGTTCGATCAGGTGCTCAAGATCAAGCGCGTGCGCAATCCGTTCACCGTCTACATCGACCCGCTATCGCAGGAGATAGACGGCTCCGACGCGCGTTTCGCCATTATCACTGGCCGAATGGGGAAAAAGGAATTCGAGGCGCGATATCCCAATGCGGATGCGACAGTCGCCGCGATGGACGGCGGGCCGGGAGATACGCAAAATTGGTTCTGGAAGGACGAGTGCCGCGTCGCCGAGTATTACCGCATTGAGAACACGGCGGACACGCTTTGTCTGTACTCTGACGGATCGACGGGATGGGCAAGCGACAATGCTGAATTGCCGTTTGGCGTCATCAAGGTCAAAGAGCGGCCGGCGATGCGCCGCAAGGTCATGTGGTACAAGCTGAGCGGCACCGAGGTGCTGGCGAAAACGGTGGTGCCGTGCCAGTGGATACCTGTGTTCCCAGTCTGGGGCGACGAAATCGACATCAACGGCAAGGTCAAGCGGTTCGGCATCATCCGCAACGCGAAAGACCCGTGCCGGATGTATAATTTCTGGCTGACATCGGCGACGGAAGAAATCGCGATGCGTCCGAAGTCGCCTTATATAGGCGCTGTCGGACAATTCGAGGGCATGGAGAACGACTGGGCGCAGGCTAACCAGCGGTCATTCCCATACCTCGAATATAATCCCGTGACGGTCGATGGGACGCTCGCACCGCCTCCACAACGTCAGCCGATGGCCGATCTGCCGGTGGGCGCGCTGCAAATGGCGGCGCTCGCACGCGACAACATCAAGGCCACGACTGGCATTTACGACGCATCGCTTGGCGCGCGCGGTAACGAGACCAGCGGGCGCGGCATCGACGCGCGGAAAAAGCAGGGAGATATCGCCAATTTTCATTACGCGGACAATCTCTCGAAATCGATCCGTCAAATGGGCCGCTGCGCCATCGAAATGATCCCGCATTATTACGACACGGAGCGCGTCGTGCGCATTCTCGGCGAGGATACGAAGCCACGCACGGTCACGCTCAACCAGCCGAACGTCGCGAATAAGAAGGACAAGGAAACCGGCAAGATCAAGGCCATCCTCAATGATGTCCGCGTCGGCAAATACGAGGTTGTTGTCGCGTCCGGCCCCGCCTATAGCACGTTGCGCGCGGAAGCGGCCGAAAGAATGATCGGCATGGGCAAGGCGTGGCCGAAGATGATGGATGTTGCGGGCGATAAGGTTGTCGCGGCGATGGACTGGCCAGGTGCGCAGGAGATTGCCGAGCGCCTCGCGCGCACGATCCCGGCAGAAATTCGCGACGATCCGGACGAGGATGCGGGCGAGGTTGTGCAGACGCCGAAGGGTCCGATCCCTGTTGCGCAGGCAGGCGATTTGATCGGGCGCATGGATGACGCCATGCGCAAGATGCAGACCGAGCTTGAGGAAATGCAGTCGGGCATTGCGAAGGCAAAGCTCGACGCTGAAAGCCGCGAGAACGTGGCCAAGATCAACGCCACGTCGCGCGAGAACGTCGAAGAGATCAAGGGCTACGTCAAGATGATGGTCGAGCAAATCCCGCCCGCGCCTGACATGGTGGCCATTGTGAACGATGTTGCGGCACGGCTTGCACCTCCGCCGGCGCCGGAGCCTGCGCCTGTTGCGGCCCCTGAGCCTGTTGCGCCACCTCCACCGGCTCCGCCCGATCCTGCGCTGATGCACATGATCGCGAGCCACCAGCAGATCATGGCGGCGTTGACGGGCGAGAAGGAGATTGTGCGCGGGCCGGACGGCAAGGCCATGGGCGTGCGCGCGAAACGTCCGGCGATGGAAGAATAGACCGTGGCGCTCAACCTCAAATATTCAACCGCTCTGAAAAACGCGAAGCTCGACGCGATCACGACGCAGGTCGGCACGTCGTGCCTTATCCGCATTTATGACGGCGCCCAACCGGCAAGCCCAGACGTTGCCATTGGCGCGCAAGTGCTGCTCGCTGAATTGACCGGCAACGCGGCGGCGTTTGCGGGCGCTGCTGCGGCCGGCGTGTTGACGGCGAACGCGATAACCGCGGACGCATCGGCAAACAACACGGGCACGGCGGCATGGTTCCGCATCCTGACAAGCGGCGCCGTTGCGAAGATCGACGGCACGGTCGGGACTGCGGGCACAGACATGATTATCGACAGCACGTCGATTACGGCGGGTCAGAACGTGGCTTGCACGGCGTTGACGATTACGGCGGGGAACTGACGTGGCGATTTCAGTCACGCATGCATTCGTCAGTGGTGTTGCCGATGGCGCGGACGCGACGCTCGTCCGGCCAAGCAACTGGAATGCGGCACTTGTCACGTCGATGGCGACGGGGAAGTTGCTTGGCCGCACGACGGCTGCGGCGGGATCGTTCGAGGAAATTACGCCGAGTGCCGATCTGACGTTCACGGGCGGCAATCTTGGCATTGCGGTGCCGGCGATGACGCTTGGTCAGGTTCTCGCGCTGCACAATGGGATGCCGCTTCCATGAGGAATTTCAATGGCTGGTAATGCTGCACCGATTTATTCCAAGGCGGGGAATACCTCGACCAATGGCACGACTGGCATGGGCCAGCTCATTACCACTGGCACGAACGATTACACCGGCATCGGCGCCAATGCGACGCTGTGCTGGACGGCAGACGCGACAAACGGCGGTTACATCGAGCGCATACGGTTTAAGGCTGGCGGCACAAACGTCGCGAACGTGGCGCGCATCTATCTCAATAATGGTTCGACGCCAACGACAGCGGCGAACAATTTCTTTTATGGAGAAGTGACGCTGCCTGCGACGACGGCGGTAACGAACGCGGCGACGGTCGATATCGATTACCCGATGGGCTTTGCATTGCCTGCCGGGTTCCGGGTTTATTTCCAGTTGGCGGTCAACGCCGCGGCTGGGTGGGCTGGAATGGGCATCGGCGGGTCTTACTGATGCTTGACGTTTTCGGTCTGCCTCAAGGCTACAAGGCTGACATTCAGAAATACTTCGCGAATTCGTCCGTTACCAACGTTCAATGGACGACATGGAAAAAGCCGCGCGGGTGCTCGCAGTTTAACGCTTTCGTTATCGGCGGGGCCGGTGGCGGTGGTGGCGGGTTCACGGGTGTTGCCGCGTCAGCGCGCGGCGGCGGCGGTGGCGGTGGTTGCTCCGGCGTAACGCGCGTTACGATCCCGATGTTTTTGTTGCCGGATATTCTTTACGTTCAGGTCGGCGTTGGTGGCGCGGGTGGCGCCGCGAACACGGCAGGAAGCGCTGGCGTGCATTCGTATGTGAGCATATCGCCAGACACGACTGCGCAGAATGTCGTCGTGCATTCCGGTGGTTCTGCGACCGGAGGCGGTGCGGCGGGTACGGTTGGCGGTGGTGGGGCCGGCGGCTCGGCTGGCCCCGTAGCGGTACTAACGTCAGCGATATTCGGAGGCCTTGGGCAGTTTCTCGCTATTGCAGGAACTGCGGGCGCGGCCGGCGGCGCCCAAACAGGCGCCATTGGAGGTCCTGTTAGCATCCCTGCGACTGGCGTTCTGACGCAGCCTGGGGCTGGCGGCGCTGGCGTTACAGCGGCGGATTTCGCTGGCGGGGCGTGTACATCCGTCGCGGGTTCGTGGTTGAGCGATCGGCGGCCGGCGACGCCTGCGGCAGGATCGGTCAACGGTTCCGGAGGGCTGCAATTGTGGCAGCCATTCTTTTCGTTCGGCGGCCTCGGCGGGTCATCGTCTAACGCTGGCGTTGGAGGCAATGGCGGCAACGGCGCGCTTGGCTCTGGCGGTGGTGGTGGCGGCGGCGGAACGACAGGCGGTACAGGCGGACGCGGCGGGAACGGTCTCGTAATTATCGCAAGCTGGTAAAGGACACGGCAATGGCAAGATGGCTTATTCTCGAAGGAGACATCGTTGTGAATGTTGTCGGGGGCGATACCGCGCCTGACGCTGGGCCGGGGCAGGAAGTCATCCTCGATCCAACCGATTCCGTCAACGTCGGGGACGATATGACGGCGGTTCTTTGGTACGTGCGAATGCGCAAGCAGGAAGATTTAGACGAATATCTAGACACCAATTTTGATTTCACGGCATTCATCCGCGCTGGCACCGTTACGACGACGACAGGGACGCAAGTGGCGGCATTCATCGCGGCCAACAACAATCGCTATCGTGTGTTGCGCGCGTCTATTGCAGCCGCATCTACCATCGCGGCAATCAATGCGATTGTGGTGACAACCGGCTGGCCCGCGAACCCGTAACCGATGAATGACCACGGCGTTTCAAAGTGATGCATTCCAGAACAATGCATTTCAGATCGACGCCGGTGGTGGCCGAACATCGACTATCGCAGTCACCGAGGCTGGCGATAGCCTAGCAGCAACAGTAAAGGTCGCAGTCCGTTTTTCCGGGGCGTTGGTGGAAGCTGGGGATTCTTTCTCCGCAACCGCCAAGGTCTCTGTCAAGTTTTCCGGCGCTCTGCAAGAGGCCGGGGATTCGTTCTCGGCGAATGTTCTCACAAGCCGCATTGCCAGCATTGCCGTTACCGAGGCCGGAGACGGGCTTTCTGCGACTGCGACAAGCGGCGCGGCAGCGGAAGCCCCGCGCGTTCTGAACTACGGCCTATGGCGCAAATACCGCGAAGAATATGAGCGCGCCGAAGAAGAGAAGCGCCGCGAAAGCGAGCAATTCGCGCATGAGATTGCGGAGCGGATCGAAGAAGGAATACCGGAGCCGCTTAAGCCGGAGCCTCTCGATGCGGCAATGGACGTTGCAGCATCGGTCGATCATGCCTCCGGGCTTGTTGCGGCGCGTGTTGAGGCAACTCTGCGCAAGGCGGCGATAGCCGATGCCGAGAAGCGGTTGGCCGCAGCGCGCAAGGCCGCCGAAGACGAAGAAGACGAAGAATCCGTGATCGAATTGTTCTTGAGCATCTGAGGAATTCCAATGGCGTGGTCGGCGTACCTCGAAAGGTCAATCGTGATCGAGGGCGACAGCCTTCTCGCGGTTGTGACGTACACGGACGGGCTGAACAAGTCGGCCGGCGTTCGCGTGACGGGCGACAGCGAGGGTGCGATCCTCACCACGATTGCCGGCCGCGTCGCGGAGCTCGACGCTCAAGCCGCGCGCTCGACATCGCTGCAATCCGCGCTCGCCGCGGTAACGATTGCGCCGGGTCTTATCGCCCTGCCGGATATTTCGAAGATCAAGCTCGCCGGGAAACCGTGATGAATTCGCCCGCGTCCGCCCTGGACGCGACAAGGCGCAATAGGGACGGCGCACCAGCCGCCGGAATAAGTCTGGGCAAGGAAATGCAATGAGCGAAGCGAATGACGCCACCACCGTTGAACCGGCCATCGTCCCGCCGGGGCCTGTCGATGTCATAACCTCGCCTCCGGCTGAAAAGACGGAAGAGGAAAAGACCGCCGAAGCTGCGAAAGCAAAGGCGGAAGAGACAAAGGTTGACCCGAAATCGGACGAAGCGAAAATCACGGAAGGTGTGCAAAAGCGCTTTGACGAATTGACAAAAGCCCGACGCTCTGCGGAGCGCGAGGCGGAATACTGGAAAGGCATCGCCAGCCAGAAGGCGCAAGTCGAAACCGAACCCAAAGCAGATCAATTCACGGATTACGACGCCTACATCAAAGCCCTCGCTACACACGCGGCAAAATCCGCCGTGTCCAGTGCTGCATCAGAAACCGCATCCCAGCACGTGCGCACAGCGGAGGATACGATCTGGGCCTCGAAGCTTGCCCAAACGCAAAGCAAGATTGACGACTATTCGGCCGTCGTTGGGGCTTCTTCGCAAGAGGTTGCGCCGCACGTGGTCGAGGCCATCAAGACCGCCGAGCACGGGCCTGAATTGGTCTATCACCTGGCCAAGCATCCTGAAATTGCAATCAAGCTGAACGGCATGACGCCTGTCAGCGCTGCAATCGAGCTTGGCCGCATCGAAGCAACATTGGGAGCGCCACCGCCTCCCAAGCCCACAAGCAAAGCCCCAGATCCAGTCACGCCAATTGCAGCCACGCGAAATACGTCCATCGATCTCTCAACAGCAGAGATGGCGGATTATATCAAAGCGCGGCGGCAACAAGGCGCGCGGTTCTGAGGGTGCAACCCCAAAGGACTTAGAAAATGGCCAATACCTTAGTCACGTGCTCCATCGTCGCCAAAGAAGCATTGGCGGTGCTGGAAAACCAGCTTGGTTTCACCTCCATGGTGAACCGCGACTGGGAAGATGAATTCACCAGCAACCAGAAGCGCGGCTATTCGCCGGGCTCCACCATCAACATCAAGCGCCCTCCGCGCTACACCTATCGCGCCGGTAGCGTTGCCGTTCCGCAGTCCACCGTCGAAACCACGATCCCTCTGGTTCTCAGCCAGGGCGGTGTGGATATGAACTTCAAGGGCTTCGAGCGCACGCTTTCCATTCAGAACATGGAAAACAAGCTTCAAGCCGCGATGGCGGAAGTTGCCAACCAGATCGACTTTCAGGGTCTGGATTTGGCGCGCACTGCCACGTTCAACTGCATCGGCACGCCGGGCACGTTGCCGACCACGCAAGCTCTCGCCATGGCGGCGATTGCCGGCGTCAATCAGCGTCTCGATGAAATGGCGGCTCCTCGCGACAAGCAGCGCGGGTTCATCATGAACCCGGCGTTGAACGGCGCGACGATCCAGGGCTTTGCCGGCATGTTCAATTCGCAAGACAAGCTCTCGAAGCAGTTTGGTTCCGGCATGATGGTCGATAGCCTCGGCCTTCAGTATGCCATGAGCCAGAACGTCGGCCTGCAGACGAACGGAACCGCGAACGTGACCACGAATACGGTCAACGGCGCGAACCAAACCGGATCGACCATCACGGTCAACGCGCTCAACGGGACAGTTCCAAAGGGCACGAAGGTTACATTCGCCTCCGTGTTTGCGGTCAACCCGAAAACGCGCGTCAGCACTGGCACGCTGGCGCAATTCACCGTCACGGCGGACACGGCCAACGCGGCGGTGTCCTTGCCGATCAGCCCTGCACTGACGCCTTCCGGTGCGTTCCAAAACGTCACGAACTCGCCCGCCAACGGCGCCGGCATCACCATCTTCGGTACAGCGTCGGGCTCCTACAATACGTCCGTCGCGTTCCACAAAGATGCCTTCACCCTGGCAAGCGTGCCGATGTACGCGCCCCCAGGCGGCAAAGGCGTGATCGATGTTGCCCAGAAAGAATACAAGGGCATCAATCTCAAGGTCACGGAATTCTACGATGGCGTGAATGACAATTATATCATGAGGTTCGATGTGCTTTTTGGCTGGGCAGCAACCTATCCCGAACTGGCGTGCATTTACGCCACCTAATCGCGGCGTGTGTTGTTGTTCCTCAATTCTGAAAGGTTGAAAAAATGGCTGTTCTACTTAATCGCCCTTACGGGGCGCACGCATCCGGAGCGATTGTTGCGCTTCCGGCCTCTACCGAAGCCGCCATCATCGCCCAGGGTATCGGGACGAGCTCGGCGTCTGCCGTCACGACCGGCGCGCAATCCAGCAATGAGTTTGCTGGCCGCTGCGCCATCGCTGCCGCGTCTTCGTCCGTCGTCGTCACCAACCCGTTTGTGAATGCCAACAGCAAGATTTGGGCATGTGTCGCCCAGGCCGCTGCTGACGGCACGTTGCTCCGCGTTGAGCGCATTCTCCCTGCCGCCGGATCGTTCACGATCTACGGCACGGCGAACGCAACTGCCACAACGCAAATCGACTGGGCAATCATCAGCCTTGGCGAAGCGCCTATTTTGTAATCAATGCCGGAGGGTGGTCGCGTTGGCCGCCCTCCCTCTTTCTTTACCAACGCTTGCGCCAGCGCGCACGGCTTCAGGGTGTAACCAATGCCAAGCCCGATCCTTGTAGGCTCGATCATCACCGCGGCCATGCGCAAGCTTGGCGCCATCGCGTCGAACGAAGTCGCGTCCGCTGCGGAATTGGCGGACGGGCTTACGGCGTTCAATGACGTCTTGGAAACGCTGAGTACCGAAGGCCTATCGGTGTGGGAAACCGCTGTCGAGACGTTCAACCTGGCAATCTCCCAAGCGTCGTACACCATCGGCAGCGGCGGCAATTTCGCCACGACGCGGCCGGTAGCGATCAACAATGCCTATTGCACGCTGTCTGGCGTTGATTTCGAGGTGCAGATCGATCCGTATGACGTTTATCAGTCGATATCGGTGAAGACGACGGGCGGCGGCCCTGTCACGAATATGGCCTATGTCAACGATTATCCTCTCGGGATCATTTACGTTTACCCGGTGCCGTCGGAGGCGATGACGCTGAGCCTCGACAGCCAGACGGTTTTGACGGCGGCATCGAGCGTGTCAACGTCCGTGAGTTACCCTCCGGGCTATGCGCGAATGCTGCAATATCAACTCATGGCGGAATTGGCGCCGGAGTTCGGCAAGGAATTGACCGCAACGCAGCTCGCGCTCATGACGTCGACCAAGGCCGCGATCAAGCGCGCAAACCGTGGGACGCCGCTCATGGGCTTCGATTCGGCGCTGACCGGCGATGGCGTCGCGATATGGCAACGAGGATTTTAAAAGTGCTGCCAACCGTAGAAAAGATTCGCGCCGCCGTGAGTTACAACCATGAAACAGGGGTAATTACGCGGAAATCAACGGGGAAGCCGATCAGCGACAAGCACAATGGGGACGGGTATTTGCAATTAAGCATTGCTCGCTGCCGTTGCTATGCCCATCGGATTGCTTGGATTTTAATGACAGGGTCGTGGCCATCAGGACAGATTGACCACATCAACGGCGATAGAGCCGATAATCGTTTTGCCAATTTGCGCGATGTCGATCAGCATACGAATATGCAGAACATAAGAAACGCTCCAATTTCAGCGACCAGCGGCGTTTTAGGCGCGTCTCCGAGTTACGGCAGATTTCGTGCATGCATCCGTGTTGACGGTCGCTTTAAACATTTAGGCCGATTTGATACAGCAGAAGAAGCGCACCATGCCTATGTTTCCGCAAAGCGAAAATATCACGCTGGGTGCACTTTATGAGAAATCCCTTCCCCTTTGTCGGCCCGGCATATGCGGCTCGTAGTTCCAACTTCGACGCGCAACGATCGGTCAATCTGTACCCGGAGATATCCGGATCGGGGGATAGCAAATCCACGGCGATGCTTATCGGCACGCCTGGGCTCGTACTGTGGGCGGCGCTTTCCGGCGCAACCGTGCGCGGCATGATCGTGTTCAATCCGAGCACGCTCGTCGCTGTTGTCGGAGGGTCGGTCTATCGGCTCGACAGGAGCGGGATATCGACCGGCATCGGGTCTGTTACGAACGGCACGACGCCGGTAAGCATGGCCAGCAACGGCACCGTCATCATGGTCGGCACGGGGAAGACCGATGGTTATTTCATCAATCCGACGGCCGGCACAACGACGGCGATAACCGATCCTGATTTCGCAGGGGCTGGCAATGTCTCATACTTAGACGGGTTCTTTGTCTGGAACGTGCCGAACACGCAGCGGTTTCAAATATCGCAGAACCTTGGGACCGGTATCGATCCGCTTGACTTTGCCTCGGCAGAGGGCGCGCCAGACTTGCTTGTCGCCTCGATTGTCGATCATCGCGAGATATGGCTTCTCGGCGACAATTCGACGGAAGTGTTTTACAACGCCGGGAATACGGATTTCCCGTTTCAGCGCGTTCAAGGCGCATTCATCGAGACCGGATGCGCCGCGCCATACAGCGTGGCGAAGATGGACAATTCGATTGTCTGGCTTGCGAAGGATGATCGAGGCCATGGGACCGTCGTTCGCGCGCAAGGCTACGCGCCGCAGATCATCAGCACTCGGGCTGTCGAATACCAGATCGCGAAATATGCGAGCATCGACGATGCGGTAGGGTTTTCCTACTCGCAAGACGGGCACCTGTTCTACGTTCTGAGCTTTCCGACCGGCGATGCGACGTGGGTTTACGATGCATCTACGCAGGAATGGCACGAGCGCGCATGGCGCAACACTGACGGCACCTATCGCCGCATTCGCGGGAATTGCCAAGCGGAATTCGGCGGCAAGACGCTCGTCGGGGATTGGGAAAACGGCAACATCTACCAGCTCGATCTGAACACGTACACAGACAATGGAACGGCTCTTGTTCGCATTCGCCAATGCCCGCATTTGAACCAGAACTACTTCTATCAGTTCTTCAATCGTTTGCAGGTCGATTTCGAGACCGGCGTCGGGCTAGCGACGGGCCAAGGATCGGACCCGCAAGCGATGCTGTCGTGGTCGGACGATGGCGGGCATAATTGGTCGAGCGAGATGATATCTACGATAGGAAAGGCCGGGGAATACAAGGCGCGCGCGGTATGGCGGCGGCTTGGCAAGTCGCGGGACAGGATTTTTCGCGTTTCTGTGTCCGACCCTGTAAAGGTCATCATGATCGGCGCAGCGGTTGATGCGGATGTAGGCGCGGCATGAGCAGGATCCCGCCTCCTCGCGTTGCGTTTGTGGAAGAGACAAGAATTCTATCGCGCGATGGGCTGAACTATCTCAACTCCATCTCCGAGGACCGCCTTGCCAGCGTTGAAGCTCTTATCCAAATCCTCATGCGGGAGAACGATAGCGCGGCATCGCCTCTGCCGTGCGCGTTCGCGGCCTACCTCTCGGCGGATACCGCCAACAACAAGACAGGCGACGGAACGGCGTACACGGTCATTTGCGACACTGAGCAATTCGACACAGGCGGGAATTACAACCCGGCGACGGGGCTATTCACAGCCCCCGTAGCAGGGCAATATCACTTCGCCGGGCACGCAACAGTTATCAATTGCGGCGCTGCGCATACGGCCGGGACATCGTCAATAGTGACGTCTGCGGGGAAGACCTACCGCGGCGGGTTTGTTAATCCATTTGTGGCAGGTATTGTCGGCGGTATCTGCGGGTTTGGCGTTTCCGCGACGGTTCAGCTTGCAGCGGCTGAGACTGTTTCTCTCGCGACGACTGTTGCAAACGGCGCTAAGACGGTCGGCGTCTTTTCCGCTACGCCGGGAACGCTTCTCGCGACATTCTTCACAGGGCATAGGATCGTAACGCTATGACCGCGCTCACATTCGGGAAACTGTTCGAAGGCGCCTATCTGTCGAATGTTTCAGCGATAGTCTATACATGCCCAACGACACCTGCGTCGTCGTGCGTGAAAAACATGCGCGTGCGGTTTTTGAACACATCGGCAAGCTCCGTGACAGTGTTGGCCTATGTTGCGACATCCGCCGGGGTAAATACACCTTTCCTCTATAACATTCCGATCCCGAGTTTGGGCTATATCGACACGAACGTCCCGACTCTCGGGGCAGGGGATTCATTGACGGCGCAGGCGAGCGTTGCATCTGTTGTATCCATAAGCGAGATCGGCGGGGTTGTGTTCACGTCATGAGCGAGAACGCTGTAGTGGTTGAATTGCCGGAGGATGTAACGCCGAGGGCCAAGATATTTGCGCTCGAAGACGTGTTGCGGGAAATGCCGCAGGTTGATTTGCCGCTCGTTCATCGCTTCACGAAGGGGCTATACGCGCGGGAAATGTTCATTCCGAAGGGCTCTGTTCTCGTTGGGAAAATCCACCGATGCGAGACGTTGAGCATCATCAGTCAGGGCGACATTTCCATTCTGACGGAAACCGGGGTGGCGCGCGTGAAAGCGCCATGCACCATAATCTCTCCGCCACTGACGAAACGGGCAGGGTACGCGCACGAGGATACGGTCATCACCGGCATCTGGGCAACGGACGAAACAGACTTGGAAAAGCTCGAAGACGAATTGATCGCCGCGCACTTCCCTGACGAAATATCTGCCGCTGAAATTCTCTCGCTGAAGGATTCATAAGATGTGGGCCGCAGTAGCAGTCGCAGGGGCGTCCGTCGTCGGCGCAGGGGCGTCCTACCTATCATCGCAAAGCGCTGCCAAGGCGCAACGCGGGGCGGCTGATCAATCGACCCAGGTGCAACTTGCCCAGAACGCAGAAGCCAAGCGGCAATACGACCTTGCACGCTCCGATCTCGCGCCATATCGCAACGTCGGGTATAGCGCGCTCTCCCAGCTTGCCGGGTCGAGCGGCCTAGCGCCGCAAGCGCGGGCCCCTGGCGCGGCTCCTGCGGGCGGCGGCGTCCCGGCGAACCCGTGGGCCGATCCGGCTGCCGCGCCTGCGGGCGGGGCCTCTGGCGGGCAAACGCCTGGCGTTACAGCGGCGATGGCGACAAAGCTTCAGTCCGGGCGCGGCGCCAGCCCTGTCGCGACTGCGGTTTTAAACCCAGGCTCTCTTGGAACGAAAATACTCGGCATTAACGATCCGATAAGCAATTTCCTCGGCACCGGGAAGAAGAACAATTCGGCGTTGCAGGACATCCGTCAGGCTCTCGAACTCGGCCGGCCGATCTCCGATGCGTCATGGGCGCAGGCTGGCTTCGGGCCCGGCGGCACGCTACCGGGGCAACCGCAGGGGCAGCCATACGCTCCGCCGGCGGAAGCCGCGCCGGTGTACGCTCCGCCGGCGGAGCGTATGGCTG